CTAAAGAGTTTGAAGATGCAGATCAGGTACAAGCTAATGTGTGGGTATGCCAAGATAAGATTATTAGACTTGTAATAAATCCATTTAAACCTGTACGTATTCCTTACATGGCTGTTCCTTATGAGTTGAATCCTTATAGTTTCTTTGGTGTAGGTATTGCTGAGAACATGGAAGATACGCAAGCTCTTATGAATGGCTTTATGCGTATGTCGGTAGATAATGCTGTGTTGTCAGGTAATTTGATTATTGAGGTTGATGAAACTAATCTAGTTCCGGGGCAGGATTTGTCTGTATATCCCGGTAAAATATTTAGACGGCAAGGTGGTGCACCGGGACAATCTATCTTTGGTACTAAGTTCCCTAATGTCTCTAATGAAAACCTGCAGTTATTTGATAAGGCTAGGCAGCTTGCCGATGAAAGTACTGGCTTCCCTTCTTTTGCACATGGTCAAACAGGTGTAGCAGGAACAGGTAGGACAGCTAGTGGCATTAGCATGTTAATGAATGCTGCTTCCGGTGCTATTAAAAATGTTATTAAAAATATAGATGATTACTTACTGCACCCATTGGGCGAAGGGTTCTTTCAGTTTAATATGCAGTTTGATTTTGACCCTGAACTTAGGGGAGACTTGGAAGTTAAGGCCCGTGGAACTGAAAGTCTAATGGCTAATGAAGTTAGGAGCCAGAGATTAATGCAATTCTTAGGCGTTGCTAGTAATCCAGCGTTAGCTCCCTTTGCTAAATTTCATTACATTATTGCAGAGATTGCAAAATCTATGGGTCTTGATCCTGAAAAGGTTGCTAACAGTATGGAAGAGGCAGCTATACAAGCAGAGCTTCTTAAGCAGTTTCAGGCTACTCAACCACAACAACCACAGCAAGTTCCTCCCGGCGTGAATCCGCAAGATACAGCAGGTACAGGCGGGGGGACGATAGGAACTGGACAAGTACCAGTACCACAAGAACAAGGATTTACAGGTAATGAACAAGCAGGAGGAACTATGGGGCAAGCTGCACCCCCTGTTCAACAACAACCGCCAGTGGGTTAATTTAAGTAACTACTTAGATTTTTTAGTTGAGCAGCAACATAAAGTTTTAGAACAATCTCAAGAGCCTACAGCTTTACACAAAGCCCAAGGTGCTATTGAGATGTTAAAACATATTAAAGATTTAAGACAGAACGTAATGGGGAATAACTAATGGCTTTAGATAATCAAATGGATATGTTTAAAGAAGAAAATGATATGTCTTTAGATAATCGAGAGGACATGTTTAAAGAAAGTGATATGGAACTAATGCAGGAAGGTGGTGATACTGATCCCATTTCTGGTAATGAAGTACCTCCCGGTGGTACTCAAGAGGGAGTACGCGACGACATTGAAGCGAATATCAGTGAAGGAGAGATGGTTATTCCAGAAGATGTAGTTCGTTATTTTGGTGTAGATCATTTTATGAAGCTTCGTGATGAAGCTAAGATGGGCTATAAAAAAATGGCCGCTATGGGTCAGATGGGAAATCCAGATGAGGCATCTATTCCAGAGGATTCCATGTTTAATCCCGGTGGTATGCCTTTCTCTGTAATTGATCTGGAATATGTAGATGATGAAGGTGACGATGAAGCAGGGGATGAGCCACAGTTTGCTGTAGGTGGCCTTGCTACTGATGTAAAACCAAAGGTTGATAATAAGCATAAAGAGTTTGTGGAAGCTATGCAGGATGATAATTTTGTAAAGATGATGAACGTAAAGCCTGCAAGACAAGCAATGCTGTCTATGCTGCTAGGTGATGCTAATTTTGCTGCAGGTGGCCTTGCTACTGTTAATCCTTCTACACAAGAAACTGTTCCCAATACTTCTTTTTTACAACCCACACAAACTAAAAATTTCGATGTTAATGAAGCAGGTGTACCGTCCCAAGTTAGAATTCAACCTTTTCCTAATACTGATTTTGCAACACCCGGTCGTATTAGAACAAAAAGTAGTGGTGTTGATTCTACATTAACTGGTATTGCAGCTGATCCCCAAACATCTCTACCAGTTGCAGGTACTACTAGTCCAACAAATACCGGACCCCTCCCTAAGCTTCCTGATTTTGGTACTCTTACTGGTGGTGTATCTTCCTTTAACTTCTTTAGAAATGTAGATGGTGATATTATACAAGTACCTGTCATTAATGGTAGGCAAATCTTTGATGAACCAGAAGGGTATCAAAGATTTGATCCAGATAACCCCGCAGATAATCCTTTTGATCCAGATAAAGAAGTAGCGGAAGATAAACCAGAAGAACAGGAAGATAAACCAAAAAAACAGGAAGATTCTGATGGTTTATCTGGTGATGAGGAAGGCCCTGATACCGGCCCGCCAGCTGAAATAGACCCAGATAGCATTCTTGGGAAGTTTCTAAGTTTATTTAGTCCTGAAGAAACAATAGACCCCAACGTAGTCGACACATCACTAAGTAATATTAATGTTAATTCCGTTGTTAATGCCGCGCAGGCCAGATCTAGTGTAGATGCTACAGAAGGCCCTACTAGTGCCACTACAGGCAATACAATGGGTCCAAGTGAAAATGATGGTGAAGTTAGCTTTGGTGATGATACTAGCGAAGGCGGCTCTGACGATGGCGGTTCCGGTGCTGGCGATGGTGACGACGGTTCTGGCGATGGTGACGTTGGGGTAACTGGAGTGGGTATGATGGCACACGGTGGACTTGTTAGCCGTGGTTTAGCTGCCAGACGTAAACTAAAAAAACCAATTAGTAAATCACGTAATGGTAAGGGTTTTGCCAGACGAACATAATAAACCCATACGCTGGCTACTCATCCCCTGTATTTATATTTATTAATACAGTCACGACGGCCCCGGTAAAGGAGACTTACGATGACACAAGTAGGAGAAGTTCAAGAAATACCTAAGAAAACATTTATGCAGAAACCTAATTCTAATCAAGATAAGATTGAACAAGAAGAAAAAGAATTAGAAGAATTGCTTGCAGAAGATAGTGAACCAGAAGAAACTGAGGAAGTAGAAGAAGCCCCTAAATCTGCTGAAGAAAAAACATTTAAAAAGAGATACGGCGATTTACGTAGGCATAATCAAAAACAAACAGATGAACTACAAGCAAAGGTTAAGCAGTTAGAAAAACAACTGGATGCTTCTACTAAAGAGTCAATAAAATTACCTAAGTCTGAACAAGAGATAGAAGCATGGGCAGAACAATATCCAGACGTAGCAGGTATTATTGAAACAATTGCAATAAAGAAAGCTCAAGAACAATCACAAGGACTAGAAGATCGCATTAGAGAAATTGATGACATGCAGGAAGAGGCAGAGCGCAGTAAAGCAGAAGCACAATTAATGCAACTTCATCCTGATTTTGATGTTATTCGTAGTGATGACGCTTTTCACGAATGGGCTGAAGAACAGCCTAAATGGATTCAGGATGCTTTATATGAAAATGATGTAGACTCTTTAGCTGCATCCAGAGCAATTGATCTGTATAAATCTGATAAAGGTATTAAGTCTCCTAAAAAGAAAAGCAGTAAAGATGCAGCTTTTGCGGTAGCAGAAAAGACTGAACGCAACCGTCCACAGTCGGATGAAACGTCAGACTATCTTAGAGAATCTAAAGTACAAAGTATGTCAAGTGATGAGTACGAAGAACATCAAGATGCTATTATGGAAGCTATACGTGCTGATAAATTTATTTATGATATTTCAGGATCAGCAAGATAATACTTGACAAAACTTAGTAAACTTATATAACTATAACTATACTCCTATGGCCCCTATTAATATATAGGACTACCCATATATTAAACTAAAATATGCAACTACTATTATCTTAAGGATTTACCTATTTTACGTTAGGCCCATTGTTAATGTGTTAGATCAAGCATACTAATTAGTGCACCCTAAAAGAATAGCCTCTATAAGACAATTGTAAGTTAGCGTCTGTTATAATAGTGGGCTTTACTTGCCTATCTATTATGAGAAAAAGGAAATATAAAATGGCTTTTACTCGTGCCGCAGGACATAACAATTTACCTAACGGTAATTTTAGTCCTGTAATTTATTCCAAACAGACTCAGCTTGCTTTTCGTAAGTCGTCTGTTGCGGAAGATATTACTAATAACGATTACTTTGGTGAAATCGCTAACTTTGGTGATACCGTTCGCATTATTAAAGAACCCGAAATTACGGTCAAAGAATATGCCCGTGGTGCTCAGGTTCAACCACAAGACCTTGATGATGAAGATTTTAGCCTTGTCGTAGATAAGGCCAACTACTTTGCTTTCAAGGTAGATGACATTGAAGAAGCACATTCACATGTGAATTTTCAGTCTATGGCATCTGATCGGGCAGGCTATCGCTTGAAAGATCAGTACGACCAAGAAGTCTTGGGCTATCTTTCAGGCTTCAAGCAGTCTGCACTTGGCTCTGTAACTGATACCGCTAATACTACGGTATCGGGAACCAAAGCTGTCTCGACTGCTGGTTCTAATGAATTGCTAGGTTCCATGCAGCTAAAGAAGGGTGACTTTGGAAACATTACCACCTCCGCTGCTGGTACGCATTCAATCCCACTTGCTCCCCGTTTGCCGGGTGCTAGTGCTCTTCCGACTGCTACTGCATCTCCAAATATGGTTGTGGCTAGGATGGGTCGTATTTTGGATACGCAGTTTGTAGACAAAGACGGTCGTTGGCTAGTTATTTCACCCCACTTCATGGAAATTCTGATGGACGAAGATTCACGTTTTCTAAATTCAGATTTTGGTGAAGCTGGTGCTCTTAGAAATGGACTGGTTCTAAATAACTATTATGGCTTTAAGGTGTATGTTTCCAACAATCTGCCTGCTGTAGGCACTGGTCCCGGTACAAGTGGTACTGCTAACCAGATCGCCAACTATGGTGTTATTGTTGCGGGTCATGCTTCCGCTATTGCCACTGCAAGTCAGATCACGAAAACCGAATCTTATCGTGATCCCGATAGCTTTGCGGATATCGTTCGTGGTATGCATCTCTATGGTCGTAAAATTCTTCGGCCAGAAGCAGTTGTTAATGCCAAGTATAACGTAGCATAAGGGGAGGATACATATTATGGCAACTTTTGACATGACTACTAAAAGTACAACCGGCGTAAGTGCTGACTCTAGTGCTATTAACCAAGCGGATCGAGGCGGAAATAAGATGAGAATGCTTGAAGCTATTCTCGATATGGACGCACTGGTTGCTGATGGTTATGCAAATGCGGACGGTGATATCTTTCAACTTCTAGAAGTTCCTGCAAATACGTTTGTTTTGTTTGCTGGTGCAGAAGTATTGAAAGTTTTTGATGGCAGCAGCCCATCAGTAGATATTGATTTTGCTGCTGGGGATGACATCGTTGATGGCGGTGATGTTACGGCACTAGGCATTCTTGCTGAAGGCAGTAATGGCCAATCCAATGATGTTATGACTGGTGCGGATTCTCTGTTTGAATCTTTTGTAACTAGCGCAGACACAATTGACGTAAAGTTAATTGCTGGTTCTGCCGATGTTACATCTGGCAAATTGAGGGTCTATGCTTGCGCTATTGACTGTAATGGTTGGGGCGAACATACTGCAGAAGTTGATCGTGATCAGCTTGCGTAGTTACTAGGATATGGTGAGAGGGGCAATGAAAGTCCCTCTCACTATTCTACATAAAATAAGGACATGCAAAGTATGAAAAAACTTTCAGCCCGTCAAAATGAAATGTTAAAGCTACATGCTAAACCACATGAAAACAATCAAGGTAAAACTGTAGCGGGTCATTCACAAAAACATATCAAGGCTATGAAAGTAATGATGCAGCATGGCATGTCATTTTCTAATGCACACGATTCTTCTATAAAGCTTGTAAGGAAGTAAATAAAATAAATGGCAAATACATTTTTATCATATACTAATGATACATTAGCTAAACTTAATGAAGTAGCTCTTACTTCAGCCAATTTTAGTGATGCTCGTGGTATTCAAGTACAAGTAAAAAATGCCGTTAATCAATCTATTCGTTACATTAACCAACGAGAGTTTGGTTGGCCCTTTAATGCTGCTGAAGCTAGTCAAACCCTTACGGCAGGAGTAGTTAAATATGCATTGCCTGCAAATACAAAGCATGTAGATTATGCTACTTTTAGAATTAGAAAAAATGAAACTTTTGGTAACGCTACTCGTAATCTATCAAACTTAGATTATAAAGAATACATAGATTTTTTTATTAAACAAGAAGATGATACAGTAACAACTACATTAACTAGTGGTATTGACGATGATGATACAACAATTCCCGTATCTAGCACTTCTTCCTTTGATTCTACAGGAACTATAATTATTGATTCTGAGAGTATTACTTATACAGGAACAACTTCTACAACATTTACTGGGGCTACACGGGCTGCAGAAAGTACAACTGCTGCCAGTCATTCAAGTGGAGTTACTGTAGCTCAAATTGATGCAGGGGGTGTACCTACTCATGTATTTAGACATCCAGATAATACGTATGGTCTGTACCCTTTTCCTAATAAAGCATATACATTATCTTTTGATTACTATACATACCCTAGTGTAGACCTTTCTGCTTATGGGGATACAACTTCAATCCCAGATAGATTTGGTCATATTATTACTGACGGTGCTATTGCTTATGCTTACTTGTATAGAAGTGAAGTACCCTTATATGAACGTAGCTTTGCTTTATTTAACGAAGGCATAAAGCATATGCAAACTCTACTTATTAATAGATATGATTATATACGATCTACTTACGTTCCCAGATCAAGCAATTCTATCTACGCCTCTTCAACAACTTTTTAATATAGGAGAAGATTAATGACACAAGTACCTCAAGGAAATAACATGTTCTGGGATGTACAGTCGGCTGTAACTGTTGGTGCGTCTGCAGCAGGAACAAATGTTTTAAAATATAATCTAGTAACAATTCATTTAGATGGTGAAATCTATGTTAACTTTGGTTCTTCTAGCACTTCTGCTATTAGTACAGCTAATGATATTAAATTGGTTGCTGGTTTACATTCACTTACTGTACCTAAACAATCAGGTGATATTCAATATCTGAACTATCAACGTGTGGGCGGTACAAGTGTAACAATGCGCCTAGTATTGTCATAAGGAAAAAAGCTATGTCTCTATTACAAGGACTTATAAGTCAAAATGTCGAGAGGCATACTACTGATATTATAACTCTAACTGCGACAGCCGCTGTTACTACAGCCGCT